CACCTTGAGGACCAGTGTCCCCTTGTACACCTTGAGGACCAGTGTCCCCTTGTACACCTTGAGGACCAGTGTCCCCTTGTACACCTTGAGGACCAGTGTCCCCTTGAGGTCCTTGGTTACCGATGTTCCCCTGAGGACCTTGGTTTCCCTGAGGACCTTGAAATCCTTGTGTTCCGGTAGAACCTTGAAAGCCTTGTGGACCTTGAAAGCCTTGTGGACCTTGAAAGCCTTGTGGACCTTGAAAGCCTTGATCACCAGCGTAACCACGGGGGCCTTGAAAACCCTGAGGACCACGGTCTCCCTGATCTCCTTTAAGACCCGTATTACCTGTTGGACCTTGGTATCCTTGGAAACCACGAGGTCCTTGATCCCCTGTCGATCCCTGAGAACCTTGGAAGCCTTGCGGCCCTCGTACACCCTGTGCTCCTTGCGAACCTTGAGCACCGGTAGAACCTTGGGCACCGATAGGACCTTGGTACCCTCGAACACCCTGAGGGCCTTGTGATCCCTGTGCTCCTTGGGTGCCTTGATATCCTTGACTACCTTGAGGGCCTTGGTCTCCTTGAGCGCCCTGAGGCCCTTGGGGACCACGAGGACCTGCTAGAGGTGTGTTGATAACGCCTACACCAGAAACAGGTTGATTACCGGGTGTGATGATGATCTCAGTTGGGGCCTGAGGAACAATAGTTGCAGGACCGTTATTAGTTACTGGAATGATTTCCATGAAGAATTACCTCACGGTCCACTCAGTGATGATCCTTGACTTTCCTCGGAGATGAGTCTTCACGACATCATCAGCGGTACGAGTTTGGAGATCCCAGCGATACCAGTTACCGGGAAGAATCAAAGCACTATCAGTAGCGGGAAGAGTAAGTGTTAGACGAGTAGCCCATTTAACTGGGTCAGTATCAGGAAGCTGTATAAGCTCTGACGTAGTATCAAACTCAGCGACCTTACTGTTTGCACGCCACCAAGTGTACTGATACCCATACGCTGGAACCCAGTAGTCAGCGGCATAGGTAGAATAAATATAGGGGTTGCGTACCTGAGCGGACCAAGTCGTCTCAACCCATTCAGGCTGGTCTTCCATCTCAGGGTCAGTGTGAGTCCAGTTCACATCGGTAAACAAGAACTGGAACTCAGCGGTATCTCCCTGAACCCACTCAATGTTGTAGACCTGCGGAAGTTGACTGGCGGTATTAGAAGAGCTTGAAGTTAAAGTAGTCATGTCCGTAAACCCTGCTGGAGGCCAATTAGAATTGTCATTCGCCTCAGAGAATCCTGAGGGGTATGGAATTTCTTCGAGTTGCTCGGCAAATAGCTCAGCGGATGCAGTGACAGTGTTTGGTACGAAGGAGCCGACTCTATAAATGATCGGTTGGATCGTCATAAGTGTACCTTACATCTTAATAAAGAAGTTTATTGCAATAGATGGAGGAGTCACTGTGATAGGGGTATTACTTCCGACAGACGAATGGGGAATAGAGTGAGTATGACTGGACGTGGCTACCACACTTATACCAGTACTGGAATTTCCAGTGATATTTCCGGGTGCTTCAGTAACCCAAATGCTGTTGCTAGGGTCGCTGTTCTCTGGAGTTAAAAGAGGAATCTGTCCTGTACCTGAGACTCCAGACGGAGAAGTCACGATAGGGGTGCTTTGACTACTAGTCAAATGATGGTGCTGTGGGTCAGTAATGGTGTGACTGTGACCACCACCCACTCCCGTAGTAGTAGCGCCTGTGGAATGAGAATGCGAAGGAAGGTTAGTAACACCTATAGAAACCGATGTTGACCCATTATTATTAGAAGCGCCTGTTGAAGTGGATGGTGTGACTGATGCTCCTGCTCCTAGTGGAAAACGGCCACGCATATCAGGGAGTGTGATATTCGTTTGAGCAACATTCCTCCATGAGGGGAACAGGTCAAAAAGACTTCCTGAGTTTCCTTCTAACACCGTACTTCCATCCAGAAGAAGCCAGCCGTTAGCTAACATAGCGCTCTTAGATAAGAAAGAGCATATAACTGACCCTGCCGGTGTCGAAGAAGCTACGTTTGCCCAGCCCCCCGTCTTATAGACGCTAATATCGCCAGTATCTGTAGCGGTATAGACGTGTCCTACAGAAGGAGTAGTAGGTCTTGCGGAAAGTAGACCCCATTCTATGGTGTCAGCCGTTACAACCTTCTTACCATTTACAGTTGCCGCTGATGTTGCAGTAAGGGTCGTAGCCTCTAGCTCACTAGTAACCTTTACTTTTCCAGCAGAAGTACGTTCGATAGAGGTATCGACAGGAGACGTTCCCCCGCCCCACGACACTTTTCCGTTACCATCAATGTTAACTTTTATCTGTGAAGCGCTAGAATTCCAGTTAGTAACTAAAGAACTTTCATTGACACCAGTAACACTGGTTTGAAGAAAGTTTCTCTTATCTATTAAGTAAGCGGAACCTGTTGATGAAACAAACACCGCAGCAAAAACAGCCATGTTGTCTGTAACATCTGGAAAAATAGGATTGCTGGAAGGAACTCCTTGTAGCACACAAAAAGGATTGATGTTATCAGTATCAAAAACTATAAGATCAAACCTAGGAAGAGTTCCGCTAGCAGACACTGACAGAGAACTACTTCCAGTCAGATTATAGGTAACCCCTTTAATAACAAATATATTAGGGCCTGCACCTATAGAGACTGTAAATGAGCTAAGGGATATTTTGCATCCGGTTATGACGCCATACTGACTATTTCCAAGTATCAGAAAGTCACCCTGATCAGGTTGTGATGTCTGAAAAGCAGGAGCGTATGTGTTTGCATTAGGAATAAGGAACCCATCACGGATCGCCATGAGTGTGTTCTCCTAATCAGTCAACAAGAACTCGGACGGTGCCCTTAACGTCAACCTGACCATCTTTGTCAGTTGCGGTAATGGTGTAAGTGCCGGGGTTAGCGTATGTGTGGCTCAGGTCAAAGTTGGTGTCGTAACCATCGCAGTCGGACCAACCGAACACTGTCACATAAGCGTAGACACCATTCGGGGCGATAGTAATCCCGTTAGCGTTAGCACCAACATATTCGTAATCCAAAATGGCTTCCGTATTGATATTGATGTAGTACACGTCACCATTGCCATGAGTAACATATGCCGTATCACTCGCATCAACCGCAACGGCCCACGGGTAATCGTCGGTTTCAACAAAATCAACAATGGCAAACGGGTTTGTGGCAATGATAACGACACCACCCTCACCGTTAAGTGCCACGGCGAGACGAGTTCCGGCGGCGTTCTTTGCAATGCCGAACGGGTTGTCACCGGAAACAGTGGGTCCAGTCTCAACATAATTGTAGCCAACTAGTGTAGATGCGTTGCTGGCGATGGCTGCAACACGCCCGAGGCCCCAAAGGGTGACGTAGAATTTGCTTCCGTCGTTGGAGAACACACCACGCATAGGCGCTGCTCCGGCACCGGGGAAGTCAAGATGGCGGTCAACTTCGTCAGTCTCAGTATCGATGATATAGATGGAGTCATCTGAAGCGCAGGTGACCCAAAGTTCGGTACCGGCAGGGTTAATGACAACACCGGTCGGGTAATCCCCGACAGTAATTTCCTTGACGAATTCCCGCTTAGCGGTATCGATGACGAACACCCTATCGTCATTACTACCGGATGAGGTTTGGCTAGAAGCGACATATACTTTACTGCCATCGGCATTGGCAGTAATACCCCATACATAATAGTTGTTGGGTATAGCAATCTCGTCTAGGACCTTCTTGGAGTTAAGATCCACAACACTAATACGACCGACTGGGTTGTCATCGACAAAACCAGCCTGAGGCTGAGTGACGTAAGCGGTCTTGTTGTCGGGAAGGATAGCCATCTCATATGGGTTCGGGTCATCAAACAGGAACGGAACATTGACGGCCTTGTTACTGGTCTTGATACGGGAGATTGCACCGCCCACTACCACGTCCTCTGTAGGCGTACTATCGCCCCAGTTCACCGTGTAGACATTAGGAACCTGAAGGTTGTCAAACGTATAGGAACCACTCCAGTCCTCAAGAATTCCTCCTTGAGGTCCAGTTCCTGTTGGAAGAACGACCTTGCCGTCTCGGGCGTTCATGGAAAGATAGTGGATGGTTGCAATACCCATTGTGGTGGCTCCTTAGTGCCAGACTTTACCGAGGCCCTCAAGCTCTGCGGCAATGTAAACAGGGACCCGGTAACGGTTACCGGCTTCGAACGTGTAGCGCTCCTTGCGACCATCTGCGACGTAGGACATCTCTTCGATGTTCTCGTTCACACGGATAACCACAGTGGGAACACCTTGGGGCTTAGAGTTTTCCTGAATGGCGTCTACTTCAACCTCAGGCACTCCCCCATTAATAAGATCATTCATAACAGTCACTCCACCCTCAAATTCTTCATTTCGGGTTTCGTTGCTGGGATTGACACGCTTTTGTGCAGGCACGGTTTGTTCTCCTATAACGGTTTGAAACTACTATATGTAAGTATCGCACACAGGGGTGGGTCTTGGCGACCCACCCCCGTATCCGAAAGTGACTCAGTTGGAAAGATCAGCCGTTGGTGCGGATCTTGCAAACAGCCGAATCGGTGATGAGACCGAAGCCCCAGATGCTGTACCAAGCAAGAGCGTGCTCACGACCGAAGTCAAGAACACCACCGTCACGAAGCTCAACCGGAAGCGAGATGGCATGACCGAAGGCATTGTCACCAAGCATCAGGGCCTCGAACTGCTCAGTGTCCGGCGTGACCGTGAAGTCGGTCGGCCAGTACTGATCCCAGCCCGGAGTAGCAACGGCACCCGGCTCAGCGCCAGAACCCGGGGAGTCATCGATGGTCGCATCGCTAACGTCAGGGCCACTGGTCTGCGAGTCGGTACCACGCCATGCAGCGGGGGTGCCATCATCGTAGGCGGTGTTGATGAAGTCAGCAGGATTGCTGAGGGGACGACCGACCTGAGTGGTCTCAATGAAGACCACGTCGTAGAGACGGCCAATCTCACCGAGCATGAAGTTACCGGGAGCGGCATACTTCGAAACTTCGATGAACTCAGGGGTGTCACGAAGCTGACGGCTCTGCGACGGATGAATGAAGCAGACGTAGGTCTCACCGAGACGCGGGATGTTCTTGCTCGAAAGCTCAAGAACAGCATCCTTGACGGCGTGCGGGGTAAGGAAGTAGCCACCGCTGCCGATGGTGCCCGACGAACCCTGCGTACCCTTGTTGTAGATGCCGTATCCGGTGGTCAGATCGGTCGGGGCCTTATAGCCATAGACCGTCGACGTAGCCGACTGAATCGTCTCACGGGCCTGCGTGTCCATGTACAGGGCCATGTTGCGGCCCAGCAGACGGGAAGCAGAAGCCATAACGTCATCGAACGAAGCGTTGAGCAGAAGCTCAGACACTGCGATAGCGAAGCCGTGCTCGGCAACCGTGATGCGATACTGCTGAGCGGTGATGCCGTAAGTCTTCATACGGATACCTTCAACCAGCGGACCCGACGGGATCGGAAGGTTGTTGTAGCGCATGAAGTTGACGGTGAGACCCGGCATAACGCCAAGCTCAGTCTTCTTCACAGCAAACTGCTCGAACCGGAGAACCGGCATGGCCTGAAAGAGAATCTCCTTCGACCAAACAGTTTGAATGGCGGGACCCATGAGCGAGGTACCAGAAGTGATACCTGCACCATAGCCACCAGTGATATTAGCGCCAGCGAAAGAATCGCTGTAGCCGGTGGGTGAGCCGAAAGCTGCACCCTCAACGCCACCGGCGACACGGTTAGTGCCGGTGATGCCTGAACCAGAAGGGATCTGGAAAGCCATTAGAATGTCCTCCTATTGGACTTGGCTGATTAATATTGGGTTGTACTTCTACTACTAGCCTCGGTACTGACGGCCAGCAGCATTGAGAAGGCTCGCCCGATAGCGCTTATACGTTTCCATGTCCATTGTCCGAATATCATCCGGCGTAATCGATTCGTACGTCTGCATTTGTTCCAATGGCCCTACAGGAGGAGCCGTCGGAGACGCTCCCCTCATTGACTGCCGCTGAGTAGAGGCCGAAACCTCAAAGTTACCCATAATGGCGGCAGTACGAACTTTCATCTCATCGATGAAAGCGTCGATTTCAATTTCTGAGTTCCCCGTAATAAGATCACGGAGTTCAGGAATTATGTACTCGGATTCTTGAGCAATGCGCTCTTGGCGATACTGCTCCAGTTCGTTGAACCGGCGCTCACGCTCAAACACTGCTCGGTCCTGCTCGTAGCGATTTTCAAGCTCTGAGAATCGGCCCGTCCACTCTTCCTCTTTACGCTTGAGGAGGTCTCGGGTTTCCATCTTTTCTTCTTCTTCACGACGAGCGCGATCAGCTTCAGCTTGAATTTCCGCAAGGCGTGCAGCTTCCTGCTCCTCACGTTCCTTCTGAATTGCCTTAAGCTGTTCGTCCATTGTCTGAATTCGACCGTAAAGTTTGTCCTTCTCTTCACGACGAACTCGTTCCATATCCTCTTCCGTATAGAAATTGGATGTAGATGCGTTTTGTTCGACATTGTTGGTCATCTGCTGGTGGGTTCCCAAGGGGTTCCCTGACATGGTCTCAGCCTGAACCTCTGCCCAAGTTGACGCCATGCGAGGCGCTTCCTTGGCATCTGCTCCGACAATGAAACCGTCATTCGTATCAGTAACGTCCTGCGACATAGTCTTAGTTCCTTAAACAGTGGATTTTACGGTACCTATAGTTATACCACATAAAGTGTCATAACCATGTAAACCTTCACTAACTTTCGAAAGTTTCTCGCTCAGGCGGCTCTTGTTGATACGCCATCTGCATAATCTGCATAGCTAGATTGGGGTCTACACTGGGTGCCATCTGACCGTCTCCCATATCCTGACCGGGAAGCATCAGAGGCTGGCCGTCTGGCGTCATACCAGTGGCCTGAATAATGAATTGAGATGCCTGAGCCTGAATGAGGTTAAGAGCAGCCTGCTCCTTCGTGTCCTCAATCATCTCTTCGTTGATCTCAGCGATCTTCTGCTCAGCGAACATCTCTCCCAGATCCCGCAAAGCACCACGCTTGGACTCAAGGCCCATAGCCATACGAGCTTGAATCTCGTTGATCTTGATAAGCACGTCCACGGGAAGAGGCTCAGGCCAGTGAACAGTGGTCTGATAGGAGACCGGATCTTCAGGATTGATAACCTCATACTGCCCCATACGCAGGGGAACAGTCGCCACATAAGGGTTGTACTGAAGAGCCTCAGGCTCCTTGAAAACGGCGTGGAGGATGACCAGTTCGTTAATGCGTTTGAACAGACGTGTGTACTGAGACTTCTTCAGTCCATACTTCTGCATAAGCGGCTGATACTGAACAGCCAGAGCAGTACCACTGGTATTAGAGATGGGTTGCATCTGTCCGAGGGCTGAGGCAGGAACGCCGGTCATCTCGTGCATGGCCTGCTTGATGAGTTCCATATAGCCCATGATGCCAGCGAAGTTGGTATCCATAGTAAGGTTCTCAATACGAGCGTCCTTAGTACCGATAGTCCAAACCTTCTTCGGCCCCTTTTCAAGGTTCGAGGCTTTGGCACCGATGATCACTGTCACGGGGCTGCCGTGGTAGTTAATGATCTCAGAGACCTCAGTGGCCTTCTCATTGAACTCTCGGTTCAGCGAGATGATGTCCGTGATGTCCGCAAGGCCCCACGGTGAAGAAGCAACAGGTATGTTCTGCGTATAGGCGATAGGAATCTCGCCCAACGGGTTGGGACGCTGGTCAATACGCTCGTCATTGATGTACTCCTCAATGAAATCCTCGGTCAGGATCTCCGTGTAGGTGAATACCTGACGGGCGCCATCAGAGGCGGTACCCCAGAACTTGTACTTCAGCTTGAAACGTATCAGGCGAGTACGGTCGTGGGGATGCCACTCTGGGAAACAGAAAGCAGGATTCAGAGGAAGGATGCGGAACTTACCGGGACGCACACGACCAGCGGCATCTTGGAAAGGCTCCTCGTAAGCAACTTTGACGAACACATCACCTGATACGGAGCCATGTTGCCCCATTTCCCACAGAGTGGTCTGCTTGTCGTTGTCGTGTTCCCAAACCCGCTTGAGAAGGTAAGGAATGATTCCTGAGGTGGCCTCGGGAGAACCGAAGTTAACGCCCTTACCAAAGGTGAAGTTCACCATGTAGTCAGCGAAGGCTTTGACATAGTTGAACGAAAGCTGTGCTTCGCCAAGCTCACGACGGTAAGCCCAGTGGTGACCTAGGTACCTTTATAGCCAAGCCCAGTTACTTGCATAACGGTTGAGTCGGGGTCCATGGACCTCGAATTCTTCGTCAGCAAGTTCAACTAGGCCCAAGGGACTGATCGCTATTGTTAGATCTGATGCCGCCGCTCGGTAAGAGGGAGGATAGAAATTTAGAGACACTGTCCGGTCACCTCCTCTCCTACTACGGCACTATCACGCTGACGCTGTGCCTTCAAATAATCGATAGCCCGCTGTAAAACTTCCACATCATCCTTGAGGCGTGCGTGGTAAACAAATTCCCCAGCTTCAATAATCCCCTCACATTTGGGATGAGCACAGTTAACGGCATCTGAAAGGATGAGTACCTTCCTAAGCCGTCCTGTTCCATCATCTATAAGTTGAAAAGACATTAGCCACCACTATAGCAGAAAGTTTTGGAAATCTAGGATTTAGGAGTTGCACTAAATAATTGACGAAGTCAAATTATGTGCTTGTCCCATTATTGTCCAAACTCTTCTTTGCGAGAACGTACAGTATTAATTCGTTTACTAGTGTCATTTAAACGCCTGTAGTATTCTCTACTACTTTGACGCTCTTTGGTACCCGCTGCTTTAGCAGCAGCAATATCTCCTGCAACATCGGCGGCATAACTTCCCCACAAGTTTTCTTGAACATCACGAGGGGTAGGTAGAGGGTTAGCAGTAGGTTCTGCATCTGGGGAGGACTTTCGCATCCACGAACCATCGCTATTAATCATGCGTTGAGCAATTAAATGGGTGGCGGCAGTACCAATGTTAGCTATAGTTCCATAATGTGGTTGGGTTGATTTCCCCGGTTGATTGCCGGGCATTTGAAATGCACGGGTATGCATGCCCGGTCCTGTACCTAAAACGCTATCGTATGTTATTCCCATAGGTCGAACTTGGTGTGTGTCGACAGTCATAGCCTGAGCAGAAGAACGTGCTAATCCTTTATTGGGCTTAGAAACTCTTCCTTGTAGGTCGACATCTCCCGCTGCATTAGCTGCCAAACCTAATGTGAATGTAGGCTGTTTGTCACTATCTGACTCATTCCAAAAATCTACAATAGCTGAAGGGTCAAACTCCCCTGAAGGAAGTTCTCCTCGAAGAATTTTGGCAGTGTTTCTTCCATGAAGGGCGGTAAGTCCTCCTGATACACCTTTAGTACCTCTAGTAGCGTTACCTGCTGACTCTATGAAAGCTGGATCAGATCGATCAGGATAATCTCTAGCAACGTCCTGTACTTTATTAATGGAGGCTTCAGATGCATCTAAATTTGGATAGTTAGTGCGCTCGTCTTCTGTTCCTGCTCCTATCGTCTTTCTCCAAGACCGCTGAGCAGATGTGGTTCCCACAACGCTTCGAACCGACATAGGATGGACGGCTTCTTCAGAAGCAACGTCACGCATTTGTTCCTGTGATGAGCCGGGATAAAATGTCGGGTCAATATCTGGGTCGAAAGCACTAGCTAAAAGTTGACGTCCATGGGCGTGTAGAAAGATATCGTTCCTATTTACGGGACCTACTTCAGGGCCTACAAGTTCTCTAAGTTTTTGTTCATGGGTAATCTGTTGAAGTCGATGTGATTCTTTAGCAGCATCTATTTTTTTTTGAGATACTGGACGAGGATTAGGGTTTTTTTCAGTAGGTTTACTTTGTTTAGGCTCTACATACGCTGGGCCAGCGCGGAATAAATCCTGCACTGTCTTAAGGGACTTAATTTTTGCATCTCTAATAGCCCCTCCCATTCCTCTTAAATTTAATTCCTCTTGTGAAGGAGCCTCAGCTTTCTCAGCGGCCTCCAGCATCTTAGCTTCACTAGTAGCAGTTGGTTTTTTTTCGTGAGAAGCTCTTGTTTTCTCAGCTTTTGCAACACGAGCACCCTGATCCTCGGCAATACGCCCAGCAGCTTCATCTAATTCTTGATGGGCTAAAGACACAGAACCAACAGTGGGAACTATACCTCCCTTAGATGATTCACGAAGGGGAGGTGCTCCAGCAGCTTTAGTCTCTAACTCATCAATATAATCAGGATGAAATAGCATTCCTTGGTTTATATCAATACCGATAGCGGTTTCAGGGTTGGACTCAAGAATTTGATCTCGTATAGATAATCTATGAGGGATTCGAGGACTAATACGACCGGTACCGCGACCAGCGCCGGGAAAATATACCTGACCGCGTTGTGCCATACGAGCACCTAAAGACATACCAGAGCTATCTATATCATCGGTATTTATTTCGTTGTTGGTAAGACGACCTATAGAAACAGCAGCAGGAGCGGTCTGGCGAGTTTCTCCGGTTTGAGAAACGACTGGATCACCGCCACCAACTACATCTCCGGGTTTTGTAGTAGAAAAGTTAGCGAGGTTCTCACTAGGATCTACTATTTTTTTACGTTTCTTAGCCATTTTACTTACCCTTAGTCATTCCCTTAGAGATATTGGCGTTGATCTTGTTACGCTGCCAACGGGGCTTAAGACCGGAAGGAAGGCTATTACTTCCATAGGTCTTCATTAGATCGTTTGCCGTTTTCAGATACTCAGGCATCATGTCGGCGTTGCTAGTAGGAGCAAACATCGGTTTTGGGCGCGTCGTTTTACCGGCAGGACGACCTGTAGCGCCGGGACCATAGGCGTTCTTCTGAACAGTCCCAGATCCCGGCGCAAAGCGACCGACGTTCATTTGTTATCAGTCGTTGACGACAGTGGCGTTGAAACGCAGGATGCGAGTTTCGCTACCGGCAACACGCTCAAACGACGGATGATCAGCCATGGCTCCTTGGACGAACTCTGAAAGCTCCATCGGAGCCTCAATCCAAGTAGCTGAACCGACGTGGGCCTTCTCACGAAGGGTTTCCATCGGGGTCTTGATCATGCCAGCCATAGTCTGACGGCCACGACCGTCACCAGCGGTATCGTTGTAGGCACCACGACCGAACTCAAAAGGAACGTCGGTATCGGTAGCGACACCTTCCTCAAAGCGGAGCGGGCCACGACGATTCATGTTCATGGCGTAAGCGACTTCGTAGCCAGTTTCAGGGGCGTAAGACATAGTGTCTCCTATAAAGAGTGGACATCATAAGTATGCCACAAGTATGGGTATTACCGAAATCAGTTAACCTGAATGTGGACTCTAGCGGAGCTTGTTGAAGAGATAAGTTTCAAAGTGGTGATAGTGCTATCCATAGGAATAGTAACTTTAAATCCTAAAGAAGACGGTATTAATACAAACTCATCGCTTGTTCCTTGAGTAGGATTAGCGACATCACTACCACCTGCTGTCACATACACAAGTCCTGAACCAGTTATGTAAGTAATAACTATGTTAGTTTTACGGGTAGTAGATAGGGTTACCACATCTACTGTTGGAGAACCCGTGAGGGACATAGTCCCTCTGGTAGTAATAGTCTTAGTAGCCATGACTATTATTGTAGCACGACTTAGATGGTTATAGTTCTAGTTCTAGGGGTAGCTGTCCTATACGGTTGGTTCCTAGTTTGCTTTGCCGTATTCTTTCTTCACGGGCCGTTTTTTCAGGATAGGTAAATCTGCCCAGAAGCCTACGTTCAGGAAGAATCATTTCACCGGTTTCTTCATCATAGAACTCATGTTGGGCCTGAGAAGAAAGACCCTCAGGACTGAAATCAATAGGAGAAGCCTTAAGTCCTCTTGGGGTAGGAACTTCCATGGATTCCCCTTGAGAATCTTTTATAGTATTTACAGGACCTCTTATATTGTTAGGAAGTCGCACATAGGCAAGTTCCGCACCCTTACGAACAGCCGCTCGTTCGGCAAAAGTGGAATCTGGATTATGGATTACACTCTGGCTCCAAGTCCGTATGTTTTTTCTTGGCGCTCTGTACGACACCGAACCAACGTCCTCACCCTCATTGAGGTAAGGGATGTTTTTACCTTGTCGAACGGCTCTGGTTGACTCAGCATTTGCTCCATTTGCAGAATCATCAGACCATAGATGAGGTATATCAAACCCGTAATCTTCGTTAACCGCCATATCCAACTCATCAGTTGGAGCGTAGTCTTCTCCCTGAAGATTCAGAGGATGGTAGACCTTGTGGGCAAATACATCTCTATCTGTAGCCGCCCAAGGGGTACCCATATGGAATCCTAAAGGATGTCCTGCGGCAGATCTCCACTCCGCACTGTCATCCCTTTTTGGTGACGACACATCTCTATCCGTTTTAGGAAATATACCTTGCTTGGAAGCATGCCACTGCTGCTGTCTAGCCCAATCCGACACATCCACAGCGGGTTCAGGATCAGGCGGCGTGAAGAGATGAAGTTGTTCGCTAAGATTATCTTTCGCAGCCATACAACTATTCTAGCATTACCTGAACCAAGGAGCCTCGAAGGTTTCCACATATGGAGTAGTATCGTTTATGCTCATAGCGCAGGCAATGGCGAGCGAGTCCACATAGTCGTCATGGGAGTCACGCTCATCCGGTGGGGCCTGAATCATCATGTAGTTGCCCTTGATGACCTTCTCGGCGTCCTCCATCTGCTGCCGGAATCGACGCCACACTCGTGTGCGCTTGGCCTTGGAGTGACCGGGGTACACGATCATGCGGCGCTGGAGAAGAGAGATCAGATGCTTCCAACGCTCACTCTGAGTCTTGATATCGGATGATACTGGTATGACCTCGCACTTATGCTCTAAAAGCCGCTTGAGGCGCTCTGCCACAGCAGACCCCATACCTTGAGCGTCCACGCCTACATAGGCGATGTTGTAGTTATCAAGGAAGTCCAGAATCTGGAAGTACTGTTCTTCCCACTCAGTGTTCTGGATCTCCAGCCAATTCAGAATTCGGTGCTCTCGGAAACCCGCAGGATCAGGGAAGTCCCAATCCACCCAGCACACGGTCACCACGGTGGAGTCCTTCACACGGGCGGGATCGATTCCCACTACGCAGGGGGTCCGGTGCCATGACTTCACCAGTGGCATAGATGGATCGGACAAGAAGTCCAGATCGTCCTCAGCCACGAGCATTCCTCGGTCAAGCATCCACTTGAGGTTGTAGGACATCTGGAACTCATCGGAATCCTCTCCAAGCCGCATTTTCTCCTGAGTAATGAACTTGGCGTAATAAGGATTGTATTTACTCACAGTCCGATAATCGTATTCAAAGTGATTCATACGACTACGACGCTGCGTACCACGACGCTTGTTCAACTGGATGGCTTTGTAGAAATCACCCTTATGGAACGAGGGGGTACCGATCTTGACCATGGTTCCTGCATAGGCTGCAAGCATGGGGTGGATCGATTTCCTAACCATCGTGTCATCGGCCTCTTGGGCCTCATCAATAACTACAAGATGGTAGGAAGCGCCTTCGATCTTGGCTCGGGGGTTAGCAGTCGAACGGCGACAGAGAGAACCTGATCGAAGCCGGATCACTTTGGACTTACCATCAACCCGCTCATCAAGCTCGGGATCATTAAGGAAATCCTGAGCGTGCTCAGAAGTCAACTTATCCACAATTCGGCCATGAAGGAAGTCTGACTGGCTATCGACAGGGGCAAACACCCCTACCCAAAGTCCTCGCTTGAAGCGCTCCAGCATTTCATAAGACATAGCAAGCTTGGGAAGGATAACCATACAACCAGCCACAATCACCGACAGGGTTTCGCTTTTACCGCTTTGACGTGACCACAGAGCCGTAACTTCCTCGCCGTCCACCATGACCAGTGATTCCACGATCCTGTACGCAAGACTACGTTGATAAGGACGTAGCTCTAAACCGGCGAATTCCTCACAGAATATGATAATTCTCTTGATCAACTCATCAACAAAGGCTTGAGACTCAGCATCAAGTCCATAATCTTCTTCTTCTTCTACTACCTCTTGGTCCTCGTCCTCAATGTAATTTCCTTCTTCGATGTCGTCTGGATTGCCTAAATCTTCGTAAGTAGCCACGATGCCACTATAAAGCATTTATTCCATATTAGAAACAAAGTAGCCCCTCGCTTTAACGAGGGGCTACTTTCACCAACCTGACCAACCCAAGGAAAGGGGACCAATCCAAGCACCCTGAGTAGTTCTGAGTATAGCGGCGCTTTACGAGGAATGCAACTACCTTGGGTTCGGAAGTACGATTATCTTATCCTTGGGATAAGTCCTCATAGCGATATATCCAGTGGGGTCTTTATCTCCACCCCAAACTGTGACAGAGTCGTCCTTCTCGTTGATCTTCATAAACCTGAAGGTGACTGTCTGCTTCTCGCCTTTCACCTTAACGGGATGACCTTTCCCGATCTCAGTGATGTCTGGAGAAGGTTCAGTACTCTGTGGTGGCTTCCGCTGCACCATTCTTTTCCCGCTTCCTCTTGGCCCGATAGTCTGCGTAGTAGTCACGGTTGATTTGAGTACATTTTTCTCCCTGACAACCCTGCTGGTAACGGTAGATGCTGGCATCTTCACAGGTTTTGGAGTCACAGTCAGGATTAATGCCACACACGCCACCCTGTGAGGTTACGTTAGGGCGCATGCGACGGCCCGGTCGCTCCTTCTCAAGGAAGGCAACTCGTTGCTCAAGGGCGTCAATTCTTTCTTCAATTGTGATGTTTTGGTCACTCATCTCGGACTCCTAAGTCTTTTTCTATTGTTAGATGGTAGATGGAAGCAGGAGAGGCAGGGCCATTGTGGAGGCTCAACCCAAACCAGCCGGTAGCCCTTGGATCTTCTTCCCAACCCACTTTTCGGTAAGGGGATCGATCCAAGAGATTTATCAGTGCTCTCCGCTTATGGGAGGCGTCAACTTGTGAGTCTGCCCTTAAAGAGACAATCTCAGCATCATTCTTGTAAAGATGTATTTTGTAGCTTGAGGGTGTTTCTTTCGCAAAGTCTAGCTGTAGTTGGTCCATGCCTGAATAGTATACGGGCTACTTAATCGAAGTCAAGTCTTCCGTAGACTAAATTCTGTTGGACATCTCATGACAGCCAAGAGTGGCTGTTTCAAGGTTTGAAATTATCCAATTCAACAGAGCGGCCTTATCAGAAGCAGGACTGGTCCGATACACCGTAAGTTGCTGTTGAGCAGACATGAGGCTGGTTTCCAGCAAGACGTAAATATCGTCATTGGACATCTTCGCCAGTCGTGTAGGACTAGGAGATTCCTCAGGCTTAGCTTTTTTCCTGCCTATCAACCCCACTGTCGGATCTCCTCAGGAGTGGCGTCGATATCCTTGACTATAGGATTCTTATTCTTCCAGTAGATACCTATGTGGAAAGCTATTTTCTTGATCCGCAGACGGACACCCCTACCGGTATAAAACGGTGGAACAGTAATGTGCATCCAAGAGCGGGAGAAGCTGGGACCTGTAGCTTCTCTCTCTTTTGACCAGTAGATAAATCCTCGTCCTTGTATTTCAGGTGTTGCCATGCTTCTCCTTATGAACTTGGGTTTTCCCAACTAAAGCCCATGTCACGTTTCGTACGGGACTGGAGTCCTCGTCGTGCAGGGTTTGAGGGCATTGTCTCTTCCTCTAATGACATGTGCCTATATTGAAAAGGGCCATAGGTAAGAGGGTTATTAATACGTTTACCTAAGGATGAGGCTCGTGCAAAAGCACGGAACTGTTCGTATGAAACATCTTCATAAACGTAACCATACCCTGTGGAGGGTCTGTTCCTCCAAAGAACCTGAAGCGAGTTATTGGTGTAGTTATACCGATAGGCCCTCACCCGTGATGACTGAGAAGTCATCGCCCACGGCGCTAGGTCGTACTGTTCGGTTGATTCTGAGTTAGCTAGGTCTTTAGGCATATCTAAACTTCCTCCCCCTACATGATACATAATAAGGGGAGGAAGTAAATAGATTGTTCTCTAACAAGGTTTCGGTGGGTAATACCATGGGGACTTCCCCATGTGTTCATAGAGAACGAGTGCCCCTGCATCCTGATCAGCCGGTGACCAATAATTAGCGCTTACGCTAATTAGGTCGGGTCGGCCCATCCATTCCGCAACAGTGTTAGAGGTGCTGGGGAGCATCTGGTACGCCCCTGCTGACCCACTAGGGTTGTACGCTCCATAATCTCCTCCTGACTCACGCTGTTTTACGCAAGCCAAGAAGTCATTAGGGGCGCTCTGAGAAACTACGACAGGTGTTTGAATTGGTACTGTAGTCGTTGGAGCTACATATGTTGTCGTAGTTGTCGGCTCTACCACGAAGGTGGTAGACGTGGTACTAGGAGGCTCCTTGGGTTCTTCCGGCAACATCAGTGCCGTTTGAACTACGGGTGCTCCTACTGCTTGTGCATTCATAACACCCAACACTCCTATCACGCTGCCGATAAGAGTAAGGGTCATTCCGGCTATAAAAAACCGGGTCTTTCCGTTTGTCATGTGTTCCTTTCCCGAAGCTCAGGGTGAGCCTCGTATTGGTGGCCGCAGACAAAGCGGTAATACAACTGTAACGTAAGTTGGGCGGATATGCAAGAAAAAAGGATTTATACTTTATTTAGAGGTATTCGTCACGGACACCCCAAAGGGTGTACAGTGAATGGCGTGAATGACTTTAATGATCTTCCTGACTTTGACGATGACATTATGATCATCGCTGTAGCCGCTAACCCCGATACATGGTTGCCACAGATCCTTTTGGGAATCCCCGCCGATGAGGAAGAAATCGTCCAAGGGATTATCCCCGTCGTTCTGACACCTCAAGAAGCCTACCAAATAGGCGCCTATCTCATTCAGTCGGCAGCTACCGTATCTACATTCCACGATGAACTCTTATCCAAGAGCATTGAGGAACGTGAAGAGATTATGTGTCTTGAGTCAAGCTTTTTAGACTCGCCGTTCTCTATCTAACTTAGTAGATCTTGACGTTAGATATAGCAACTACCGGAATACTGAGGACGATGTTGTTATCTCCAGTATCTGAGTGCTGTACCTGAATGTCTAGAGTCCGATTATCGGATTCCTTGAGCCACCCAACAGTAACAGTGGGTGTGCCGCAGTTATCCCAATCCACTCTTATTGGGTTTTTGTTCATTAGAACCTCTTTGCGGTGTACTTACTCAATGGTACACCCTCATACTTCTTACAAAGGTAATTCATACTAACAAACATTGGATCATAGCTGCCTTCAGAAACCTCATGGCAAACCACAACACCCCTCCAATGTGCATTACCTTGAAATCCCTTGTAATCCTCATCGTGCAGGTATGCAGCGCCTGCGACTAGTCCGTGCTGACTCTTAGCGCTATCACCGGCTCCTACGAACCGAACGGCGTAATCAAGGGTCTGTTGATGGCCCATGGTAAAGCTGTGTCCGATGTTCTTCAGACGTGAAAGAGCCTGACCACCCATAGCACGCCCGTTCATTGGGTTAGCCCAATAGTGTGCGTACCATACTCCGTCGATATCGACAGGCTTAAGGAATGGGTGAACCTTCCATCCCCATTCCTCAGCGTTCAGGTCCTGTAGCCCGATAGTTCCTTCAAGCTTGGCGTCACCATCAACGGCCCGAGTGATGCGGTCCTCGTGGTTTCCAAGAAGTAGGTGAAGCTCAGGCTCGTATACTCCCTTACGCCACTTCTTCTTAGGCTCGTTGTAGGTGGTCATAGCCTCGTTAAGAATACTGAAAGCTTCATTACCCGCTTCAATATCCTGTAGGTAACGTCTACCCTCAAATTGGCGCTTACCAACATCGTAGCTACTTAAACTGGGCATATCCCAGTGATCTCCAATGTGGACAACGACATCGGGCTTACGGTCGATAATGTACTCACCGATCCAGTAGAGGTGATCGGTTGGAACACCGGCCTTGGCCTGCGTATCGGGTATAACTAAATGAGTCCGAGGATTATCCATGAGTCCCATACCTTGCACGATAGAGTTCGGAAAACAGTATGATACACGAACATATGCCTAACGTACATCTTCCAGAACGTCACGAAATGAAATGGCTTGAAGCCTGCTCTCTTCTTGCCCCGCTCTTCTCTACCTGCTCCAAGCGTCAGTACTTCGCTGTAGTGCTTGCGCCCAATAAGAGGGTGGCAGGAATAGGCTATAACGGATCACCACCGGGCATGGCGCACTGTAATCAGGGGGCCTGTCTAAGGGCCGTAGAAGGCTCTGAGAGCGGCTCCAGCTATGACAACTGTATATCTCAGCATGCTGAACAAGGAGCGCTCTTGTGGAGCGACCCAGCGATGCGGCAGGGAGGAACAATAGTTGTAAACGGCCCACCGTGTATGACCTGTGCGAAGCTCATTGCTTCCTCAGGGGTTTCCAGACTCGTTCATTACTCCGATGAGTCCTACGGTCAGTGGCCTGACGTGTATGACTTCCTGTGGGCGGCAGGGTTAGAGATAGTAAGCGTCAACCGATCTGAGTGAACGTAATGTTAGAACCTTCCCTTAGTGCTGCTACCGTACCGGTTACTGCTGTTGCGTTCTGTGCAAACTTTAAGTTGAAAGTAGGAGGGCCTGTTAAAGTATTGAACGTGCCTTTTACTGTTATCACGTTGGGGACGGTAGCGGACTTTGTACCCATAGCGACTGAGGCGGTTGTTCCTGTACCCTCTCCGACTATGCCATCGCTGGTAATGAACGTCGTTCCGTCTGAAGCCAGCCCACTGGCGTACCATTTCAAGTCGTATAGGTTGTTATAGCCAACTGACAGTTTTATGTCTTCAGCGGGGTCACTTGTTACATACAGTGTACCCTCAAATGTGTACTGTGCATTTTTAAGCAACTGGGGATAAATGGCCCGAATGCCAGTAACATTCGTCGTGTTGTCGTTACTAAAAATAGCTGATGAAAGATACACGGGTAACTGATTCATAACAGTATTGAA